CATTCAGCGTTTGGATGATAACGACACCCCAATGGATCAGCGTTTCTTCCTGATTCCTCCTTCTAGCCGTAACACTTTGATGGGTCTGGCTCGCTACACCGAACAAGCATTTGTCGGTACTGGTGACGCTATCCGCACTGGTGAAATCGGTAACCTGTATGGCATCCCTGTCTTCACTTCTAGCAACGCTGATACCACTTCAGGTTCTGGTGCGGCTCGTGTGTGCTTGATGGGTCATCGTGATGCTATGGTCTTGGTTGAGCAAGTGGGCGTTCGTTCACAAGTTCAATACAAGCAAGAATACTTGGCAACACTGTTCACAAGTGACACTCTGTATGGCGTAGCCGCCTTGCGTAGTGCCGCTTCTGTTGGTGCGGCTAAGTCTTCTGCTATGTTTGCTTTGGCAGTTCCAGCCTAATTGCAGTTGTCCCCCCTGCCCTAGTGGTAGGGGGTCTTTTTTAAACTAAATTAGGAGTAATCAAAATGGCAACCGCTTCAGCAGTAGTAACACGCAGAGGAAATGACCAATTCCGTGGCTTGTTTTCAGACACTTGGGCTGTCAAATGCACATTGAATCCCGGTTCTTTGGCAGATGGCGTAGGTGAAACCGATGATGTGACAGTTCCCGGTGTTGCCTTGGGCGACATGGTAATTGGAGCATCTTTGGGCGTGGATTTGGTTGGCATCACTGTCACTGGCTATGTCAGTGCCGCTGATACTGTCAAATTCCGTATCCAAAACGAGTCAGGTTCAACTGTGGACTTGGCATCTTCTACTATGCGTCTCGTAGTAGTTCGCATGGTTTAAGTGATTGGGGGGCTAGTCCCCCCTTTCTTATTTTGGGGGTTTTATGGCTACTTTTAAGTGTCTGCAATCAGGCAATCTTGTGACTTTTCATAATCAAGTTGACATTGATTCGATGAAAGGTCATCAAGGTTATGTGAGGGTAGATGAAGTAGAAGTAACCATAGAATCTGTAGAATCAGAAATCAGAACAGATACCGCCTTTCGTGCGCCTGTCATCCCCACAATTAAGCGTATGGGAAGACCCAGAAAGGTAGTTTTAAATGTCTGATGAATTTGGCGCAAGAGACTTTGGCAAACTAGAGGCTCAAGTCGAGGCTTTACAGAAAGAAATGCACATTCTTAGTGCAGATGTAAAAGCCTTACTAGAACTTGCCAATAAGTCAAAGGGAGGCTTTTGGATGGGCATGACCATAGCCTCATTTGCTGGTGGCGTGATTACTTTCATTGCCGATAGGTTGTGGAAATGAAAGAAGGACTCTTATCAGGTCAAGTCTGTCCATTGCCTACTCAGGACATCGAACTTAACCTTAAGAACCGCAACAACGCTTTCAAGAACTTTGGGTATGGCGCACCAGACCCCAATCTTCCAAATCATGCGTTTTGGCTGAAAAAAGCCAAGATGTACAACGCTACTGTTGATGATGTCAAACAGATGCGTTGCGGTAACTGTGCCGCATTCATTCAAACCCCAAAAATGATGCAGTGCATCAAAGATGGTCTAGAAAAAGGTAAAAGCTCAGAAAATGAGCTTGATTACGATCAGCAGTTTATTGATGCCGCTGATCTGGGATTTTGCGAGTTATTTCACTTTACTTGTGCCGCTTTGCGTACCTGTGATGCTTGGAAATCTGGTGGTTCAATCAAGAAAGACTAAGGAGAAACCCTATGAAGAAACCCACAATGGCTCAGAAAAAGGTTGGAAAAGTCATGCACGAGTACAAAGAAGGAACTTTGCATTCAGGCTCTAAAAAAGGCAAAGAAGTGACTTCTCGTAAACAAGCAATTGCTATTGCTCTGTCTGAAGCAGGAATGTCCAAGCCAAAAAAGAAGATGAAATGAAGCAAGGACTCTACGCCAACATTCATGCCAAACAAGCCAGAATCAAAGCAGGGTCTGGCGAGAAGATGCGTAAGGTAGGTAGCAAAGGTGCTCCTACTGCTGAAGCCTTTAAACAGGCGGCAAAGACTGCAAAGAAACCTAAAAAGGTGAAGTAATGAAAACTCCAGCTTGGCAACGCTCCGAGGGCAAAAATCCCAAAGGGGGATTGAATGCCAAGGGGAGAGCATCTTATAATGCAGAAACTGGTGGCAACTTGAAAGCACCAGTAAAGTCGGGGGACAACCCTCGCAGAGCAAGTTTCTTGGCTCGCATGGGCAATATGGCTGGTGCAGAGTACAAGGATGGTGAACCGACAAGACTGCTTCTTTCGCTGAAAGCATGGGGTGCATCCTCAAAGGCTGACGCAAAGGCAAAAGCTAAAGCTATATCCGCAAGGAACAAAGCGAAGGCAAGCAGATGACATACTTAGAACTTGTAAACGATGTTTTAGTCAGGTTACGAGAAGAAACAGTTGCTACTGTTTCTGAAACTACTTACTCGTCTCTGATTGGTAAATTTGTTAACGATGCAAAGCGTCAGATTGAAGATGCCTTTGCATGGAATGTGCTTGGCACAACCATTACTCTTAGCACTACATCAGGCACATACTCTTATGCTTTGACAGGTGCTGGTCAAAAATTCCAAGTTCTTGATGTATTGAATGTCACAAGCAACATTCGCATGAAGAACATTGATTTTGCAACCATGAACAGGTTTCAGAATTTCTCTACTCCTGTTAATGGAATCCCTGCCTATTACGCATTTGATGGTGTTGATGGTAGTTATGACACAAAGGTCACAATTTATCCTCGTCCTGATGGCGTGTATAGCATTCCATTTAGTCTGACAGTTCCTCAAGCCACATTGTCTTCTGACTCAACTGTTGTCAAAGTTCCTGACACATTGGTTGCTCAGAATGCTTATGCTCGGGCTTTGGTTGAGCGTGGTGAAGATGGTGGTCTGTCTTCATCTGAGGCTTATTTACTCTACAAAGCCATGCTCTCTGATTACATTGCATTGGAAGGCACACGCTATCCTGAGAATCAGGAGTTTGTTGCGATATGAGCCAACCTATTCAGACTTTCAGCATCTCAGCCCCAGGTTTTTATGGGCTGAACACTCAAGACTCGCCTCTTGATTTGAATGCTGGATTTGCATTGGTTGCGACTAATTGCATCATTGACCAATATGGTCGTATTGGTTCACGCAAAGGTTGGTCAAGAGTTAATTCTTCTTCTGGAAACCTTGGCGCAAATGATGTCAAAGTCATTCATGAATTGGTACAAGCTGATGGTTCTTTGACTGTATTGTTTGCTGGAAACAATAAGATATTCAAGTTGGGTTCAGGCAATGCGGTGACTGAACTCACTTATGGAGGTGGGGGTACTGCACCAACTATTACTGCAAGCAATTGGCAATGTGCATCATTGAATGGCATTACCTACTTCTTTCAGTCTGGTCACAATCCATTGATTTATGACCCTGCTGTATCGACTACAACATACCGCAGAGTTTCAGAGAAAACTGGTTATGCTGCTACAGTTCCTGATGCTGACATTGTGATTTCAGCATTTGGTCGTTTATGGGCGGCTAATACAACTTCTATCAACTCTACTGTTTACTTCAGTGACTTGATTTCAGGTCATGTATGGTCAACAGGCACTGCTGGCTCATTGAATGTGAACAATGTGTGGGTGAATGGTGCTGACCAGATCACTGGTTTAGCGGCTCACAATGGTTTCTTGTTCATCTTTGGTAAGCGTCAGATTCTTGTTTATCAAGGTGCAACATCTCCATCAACCATGTCAATCAGTGATACTGTTGAAGGTATTGGTTGCATTGCTCGTGACAGTATTCAAACCACAAGCACTGATGTATTGTTTTTGTCAAACTCTGGTGTCAGATCGTTGATGAGAACGATTCAAGAGAAGTCTGCGCCAGAAAGAGACTTATCAAAAAATATTCGCAATGATTTGATGGGGGCTGTGGCTGGTGAGACATTGGCAAATATCAAGTCTGTGTATTCAGAGCGTGAAGCCTTTTACTTGTTGACAACCCCTAGCATTGACACAACTTGGTGCTTTGATACCAAGGCTTATTTGCCTGATGGTTCTGCAAGGGTGACTACATGGGATTCAATCACGCCTAAGTCTTTCTTGTCTCGCAGAGATGGAAGTCTTTACATTGGTAAGAATGGGTACATTGGTTACTACAACACTTATCAAGACTACGATACCTCCTATCGTATGTTGTATTACACAAACCATGCTGACCTTGGTGACCAGAATGTGACTTCAATTCTGAAGAAACTATCAACAGTGGTAATTGGTGGCTCTAACCAAATTGTGACATTCAAATGGGGATTTGACTTCAAGACAAACTATTTGTCTGCAAGTGCAACTATTCCAACTCAAAATGTCTATTACTATGGTGTGGCAGAGTATGGCGCAAATGCCACAACGATTGCCTACTATTCTGATGGTGTTGCATTGCAAACATTGACAGTTCCTGCAACTGGAACAGGTAAGGTTGTGCAAACAGGTTATGAATCAGACATCAATGGTTTTGCCTTGTCTATTCAGAAGATTGAAATTCAAGCCAAAAATGGCAAGATGAGTTAAAGGAGAATTATTGTGACTGATTACACCAAGAGCACGAACTTTGCTACAAAAGACAATTTGTCTTCTGGCAATCCATTAAAGATTGTCAAAGGTACTGAGATTGATACTGAATTCAACAATATTGCGACTGCTATTGCAACCAAGGCAGATTTAGCAAGCCCTACTTTTACTGGTACACCATCATTGCCAACAGGAACGACTGCTGTCACCCAATCATCGACTGATAGCAGTACAAAGATAGCAACAACTGCATTTGTTCAATCTGTTGCACAAGTATTGTTCCC